CGTAGTTGGTGGATTAACAACGTGTAAATTTTTTATAAAAGGCACAGTAACGTTAATACCAATATCTTAACAATATGAATAAATACTTTCTAATCATGGAAATTCTTAAAAAAGTACGCGAAATAATAAATAAAAGTACTAATAATATTAATATTGTTTCGTCTGGAAGTAATATCATTATAGTTGCACCTTGTAATAGCACTGTTATAATGACCTGTATTCTATTAAATGATACATCAGCTGCCTCCTGGCATTCTAATACCAGTTTAAGTGGTACGCATGCTGAAACATGGAGTTATGCGTTGAATAATGATTTGACTATATATTTAGGGTCAGGTACTGCATCGCAATGGGTGGGCTACTGTACTTTATTTCAAGTGTCGTCTCCTATAGCGATAAGTACAACAAGTAATATGACATTTACATTTACTACTGTTCAGACTGGAAATTACATATTAGCCGTATATAAATACATTGTAGGAGGGCCTCATGTATTAATGTTCTCGACAAGTATGACTGCAATACCAACAGTAGCAGACAGAATCAATACTCCTATATCAAATATAATAGATGGATGTTTAGATTCATCCAATCTTTATTATAGCGTAATATTTCTTGATGTAAATGGTCCAAATGCTATTGGTATGGTGATGGGATCAACTAGCACAATTAAACCTAGTAGAAATATCGCATTAGCTACATTAGGATCATTAACATCAGCACCTTCGACAATTATAGATGGAAGTGAATCATCAAATGGAACTCCATGGTTTGGGATACTGAGATAATCTAAATTTAAAAAAATAATAACTCGTATTAAAATAACAAAATGGGAAGAGAAAGAATAACAGTATTCCTTGCTGGATGCTTATCGATTATATCAGAATTTGTAAATGAATATATGTTTTGCGATTGGCAATTTTTCACATATTTAACTATTCTAATGTTTTTAGATTTAATACTTGGAGTATGGAAACATATAATATTGGAAACAATATCAAGTGCTGGTTGGGGAAAGGCAATTAAAAAATTTGTTATTTACGGAATAGTCTTAATCCTTGCTCACGTTATGGAAAATTATAGTATCAATGGTACTAAGAATATTCTTTTTGCATGGATGCCAATAATGATGTATTCGATATTAATGGTAAAGGAGTCTATTTCTATTCTTGAAAATATTGGAGTTATTTATCCTAATTTTATTCCAAAATGGTTACTAAGTAAATTGAAAGAATATGATAAAAATGGAAAATTTAAAACTAATTAGTATGAAGAATATTAATTTAAAACTTAGAAAAAAAAAGAAAAAAAAAGTTATTAATCTACCAATTAAAACAGAAAAAGTTGTGTCAGTAAAAAAATTTCAAATTTTCGGAACATGTCCATACATTATAATTCTTGATGCAGGACATGGAGTAGATACTCCCGGTAAAAGATCTCCTGAATGGGAAGATGGTTCTCAATTATTCGAATGGGATTACAATAGAAAGATTGTTTCTCGTATCGTAGAATTATTTGAAGAGAATGGTATCAGTTATCGAATATTAGTTCCTGAAGACAAAGATATTAGTTTAGAAGAAAGAGTTCAAAGAGCAAATGATTTCTATGATAACGTAAAAACTCCTTGTCTTTATATATCTATTCATGGGAATGCTTCCGGAGTAGAAGAAGCTAATGGATTTGAGATATTTACTTCTCCTGGACAAACAAAAAGTGATTTGTGTGCAACAGAGATATTCAATAGAATTGAAGAAAATGAATTGTTTAAATTACGAAAAGACATGTCTGATGGAGATCCAGATAAGGAAAGTCGATTTTATGTTCTTATGCATACAAAGATGCCAGCAATTTTAACTGAAAATGGGTTCTTTACAAATGAAGTTGAATGTAAAAAAATGATGACTTATGAGTTTAGAGATTCGATAGCGCAATCTCACTTAATAGGAATTAAAAAAATTATTTCTAAAAGATTATTAGGATGAAACAATATTTAATAATAATAAAAATTATAGTGCTGATTCTACTTTGTGGAGTCAGCATTTATGCTTTTAGGCTCCATGATGAAAAACTTAGGATTGAAAGTAATCAGAAAGCATTGCTATCAGAACTAAAAACTATTGAAATGGCTAATGGTAATTATAAGACGGAAGTTAATGTTCTTCAACTAACGAATAAGGAATTAAAAGAATATAAAAAATCCATCGTTGATCAACTCAAACTTCTTGAAATAAAAATTGGACAACTTGCTTCTATAAGTTCCAATTCAACTCATACTATTACAGAAGTTAATACAATAGTAAAAGATAGTTTTATTTTAAATCAATATAATGATACTATAAAAATTAAGAAAATTGATTATGTAAGTAAATGGTTATCCTTTAATGGATATTTTATTAATGATTCATTACATGTAAGAATAGAGAGTAGAGATAGTTTAATTCAAGTTGTATATGATGATAGAAATTGGTTTAGACGAGTATTCAAATTTTGGGAAAATCCTTTATTAAAACAAATAGTATCATCATCAAATCCTAATTGCAAAATTGAATATACAGAATATATTAAATTAACTAATAAAAGAGGAAATTAATTATGTTATATTTAGAGAACGAAGAAATACAGATTACAGAAGATGCAATGACTTTTGCCGAAGTAAAAGACCTTTACAATAAAGACAGAAGAAATCAATCTAAGCCATATTTCAAGAAGTGCATTACATACATTTATTGGGCATATAAGAAGGATGGAGAGTTCAAACAGTTATTACCATCAAAAAGAAGAAACAAAGCAGCAGAGATAGCTGGAGTAGATAAAGAAGAGATGGATAATGATAAGAGTATAAAAGCTTTTGTTAAATTATATCTCGAATTACAATCTACTCCAAGTGAACATTTACTTTATGCCGCAGAAAAAAGAGTAGAAGAAACTATTGATTGGCTTAATTCTATTCCTATAAAGAAAGTTGAAAAACGAAAAATACAAGTTTATTATAATGTTCCGGAAAATGATGAGAAACAATCTCAATATATAATGGTTGAAACAGAGATTGACAATTCTGATGAAGTAAAAAAAGGAATGTTAATGGCAAATATGTTAGCTGATCAACTTGAAACTTTAAAAAAGAAAATCATAAAAGAAAATACACAACAAAAATCGCAAGGACGTTTATTTGATACGATGAAAGGTTCAAAATAATGGAAACAGAACAAAGAATAAAATCATTCAAATTTATAGATACTGATAGATTCAGTCCTGTAGCAAATGGTAATGACCTGCCTTGGAAAGAAGACCTTTATCATGTAGGTTTTTCTGGTTTCAATCCGGACTTACTTAAAGATGATAGTTTTATTACTGACGTTGATTGGTGGGAAACTCAATATGATAGATGTATAAATGGATATACTATTCCAAATGCAATTATTGAAGGTGGAGATTTTTGGGTTAATGGTAAAAAATATTTTGTCGATGAAAAAACAAATGAAATATATTCATGGGGAAATAATATCGAATATAAAGATGACAATTCAATTTATTTAAAAGAACTTGATATCACAATAAAAGATAAAACAGTTTCAATAACAGGTAGACATTATTTTTATCTTAACTTCTGGGTTATAAAAAGAAGACCGCCTGATGGTGGAACAAAAAAAGTGCTACCTCCACGATTTACTGATTTGTCATTTGAAAATTGGTGGATACGTGATTTAGCTAACAAACTAATGAAAGATATTCTTTGGGCTAAATCTCGACAAAAAGGTTTCTCTGAAGAAGAAGCTGCCGATACTGCATATGATTTACTATTCATAGGAGATACTCAAACAACAATCATAGGAGGGGAGGAATTCTACAATAGAAATACTATGGAGATGGTACGAAGAGGTATTTCCAGATTACAGCATACACAGTTTTATAAGGAATTCAAACGTGGTGGAGATAATAAAGAGTATCTCGGAACGAAGAATACTGGTGCCGAGATTTTTTCTCGTACATGTAAAAATAATCCTGAAGCTGTATCTGGACTTACTCCTTCTAAGGCACATCTTGAAGAAATTGGTATTTTTACACGAGGATTATTAAAGCAAGTACTTGATACTATAGATGCATCACTTGAAGCTGAAGGTGAATTTCAAGGAGAAAAAACTGGTAAACGTGTTTACACAGGAACAGGTGGAGATATGGAACAAGGGGTTGCTGATATGGAAGATATGTTATATAATCCTGTAGAATATAATTTAGTTGAATTTGAAAATGTTTACGAAGAATCTGATATTATAAGTAAAATAGCACGTTTTGTTCCAGCTTGCAAATTCAAGGTTGTTGACAATGATGGCAATTCTAAAATGGAAGAAGGTATTAAATATATTTTAACTCAAATAGATAAGGCAAGACCTGATCGTAAATATACTCTTACTGTAATGAATCCATTAAAACCTTCTAAGATATTCATGTCAAAAGAAGGAGGATATTTTGGTCCGATAATATCTCAGTGGTGTAATGAAAGAAAAGCATATATAATGAATCATAGAGAATCTAAAATAATGAAACATTATGAAGGCCGTTGGTTAGATCCAAAAGACCCAATGAAAGGAGTAGAATTTACGCCATCAGAGGATGGCCCTTTTATGATATCTGAACCACCAGAAATAGATAAAGAGGGAAATGTATACGAAGGAGTTTATCGTGTAGGAACCGATTCTTATGATCAACCAGAAGCCGCTTTCTCAACTTCTCTTGGTGCATGTTGGGTAAAGAAAGGATTTATTAATGCAAATAAAACTTATAATAAATATGTTGCTGGTGTTCTTGAAAGACCTACCGAAAGTATTGGCGGTCCAGATTTATTCTATGAACATACTGCTATGTTATCAGTAGCATTTAATGCTCCAAACTTAATAGAATATTCTAAAATACTTATTATTGATTGGTATGTTAAAAATGGGTTTGCAGGTTATGTAAAACTAAGACCGGAATTTGTTACAGCATCTATGGTTATGAATTCTAAAGCAACAAACCGATATGGTATAGACCCATCTACAAAAGGAGAATGGTTGAAAATGCAAAAGAAATTCTTATCTGATAGAAGAAATATAGATAATTGTGATTTCCCTGTTTTATTAACAGCATGGTCAAATTTTAAATATGATCCAACAGGGAAGAAATACAATTGTGATAATACTATTGCAACATCTTTATGTACTGTATGCGAAGAAGATGAGAAAGGGATGTATGATAATACTCAAAACATAGAGAAACCAGATAATAGACCAATACATTATCAAAGAGATCGAAGTGGAAATTTAATAATGATTTAAAAAAATGAAAATCGCACAACAACCAAATCAGGTAATACCTGAATCCCAAAAAGGGCAAGATTGGATGAAGCTAAATGCTGATGCAATCAAAACAATGAGTTTCCAAGATGCATCTTCACGTAGGCGAGATATGGAATGTTGGTATATGTATCATAACATATACAATGAAAGTGAGTTTGATTATCTAACGAAGATCTCGTCAGGTACCGAGGGAGAGAATGATTATTATTTACCAGCAAAAATAAGACATATCCCTATTCAAAGAAGTAAATTAAATGTATTAATATCTCAACAAAAACATAGACAATTTGAATTTTCAAGTTCTATAGCTAATGGAGAAGGAAGAACAGAAAAATTCGCACGTATGGTTCATGGATTTGTTGGGGCGGTTACACAACAAATAGAACAAAGAGTTGGAGAGTATAATGTAAGACTTTCTGCTATTGAATCACAAAGAAGTCAAATACAACAAATGCTTCAACAGCAACCTAAATCACAAGAAGAAGCACAACAACAACAACAGATGCAACAACAAATGCCTGTTATTGAGAATCAATTAAGAATAGCAAAAGAAACTTTACGTAGAGAACAAGTATTATCAGAACAAGACTTTAAAAAGATGTCTACATTTTATCAATATGAAAAAGCAGATATTGTAGAAGATTTTAGTCAAAAATTAGCTTTAAAATTACGTCAAAATTTACAAATGGATAGAAAGTCTTTAAAAAACTTTGTATCAGAAGTTGTTACAGGGAAACAACAATATTATGTAGATTATAATGCTGAAACTCATGAATTAATTTATGAAACATTAAATGCTATGAATGTTTATTATCCATCTATTGAAGGGATTGAATGGATACAAGATGGTCCGTGGGTTTTAGTTGAAAGGAGAATAAGTATAAATCAAGCTATTGATAAATATGGGTTAAATGATGAAGATGAAATTAGTAAACTAAAAGATCAAATAAATAGTAGTTACTCTGTTACTGATTTCCAAAGTTCTGAATTTGGTAAAAATATTTCTGGAGATTTATTATATTCAGGATCTAATGCTTTTCAAGAAGGTGTTCAAGAATATCAAATATTCTGGAGATCTTGTAAGAAAATACAAGTTAAACGATCTCCTAATCCATATGAAGCTGGAAAAATGTTTACACACTTCTTAGATGATGAAGAAAAATTCTTTCATGAAGGTCAATTGTATTGGGATAATAAAAAGAAAAAATATATTGATAGGAAATCAGGTTCCGAATATGAGAAGAAGGATATTATTCTTGCAAATAAAGGAGAGAAACTTGAAACTCGCTATATAGATGAAATTTATGAAGCAACTATTCTAGGAAATGACATATATAAAAATCTTCGTAAAAAACCAATAAGACTTTATTCAAATGAAAACTATTCATGGACAGCACTTCCTATTTTTGGTAAAACTTTTAATTCCATTACAGATAGACCATATTCATTAGTTTGGGATACCAAAGATATTCAGAAATTATATAACTTATTACATTGGCATAGAGAATTGCTTCTTGCTACTTCTGGAGTAAAAGGTACAATAATGGATATCAGTCAGAAACCAGAAGGTATGAGTAAGAAAGAATGGCTTTACTATAAAAAACTCGGTACGCAATGGATTGAAACTGTAAAAAAACATGGTAGGCCTATGGCATATAATCAATTTGGTTCTTATGATGATTCGATGTCCTCATCAGTTCAGTACATAGATAGTATGTTAATGATGCTTGATGATGTAATGGGAAATATTATTGGTGTTGGTAGACAACGACAAGGACAAGTTACCGGTGCCGATCAAGTTGCTACATATCAAATGGCAATACAACAAAATTCACTTATAACAGAAGTTATATATGCTCAACATGATGAAATAGAAAGACAAGCATTTGAAGCAGTATTGAATCTTGCAACTAAATATAAATTTACTGATGGCGGAAACTTTGATTATCAAACTGATGATTTAAGTACAGAAACATTTAAGTTACCTCCACAAATATTTGAAAATGTCGATTTGAAAATCAATGTTGCAAATAATACAATGAACGAACAAAAGCTAAAAGAGTTAAAACAATTTGCTATTAAAGAATATGACAAAGGTATTTTACCATTTAAAGATATGATTGCTCTATATGATACAAATACTCTTGGAGAAATGCGTAAGAAATTCGAAATCTTTACAGCAGAAGCATTTGAAGTGGCACAACGTAATGCTGAGAATGCAAATAATATGGAAATCGAGAAAGAACAAAAATTAATGCAGGCTCAAGCACAAGTCGATTCTCAAATAAAACAAATGGATAATCAGATGAAGCAAATGGAACTTCAACTTAAAGGACAAGTAGAACAATTGAAAATTCAAACACAACATGCTAAAATACAATCAGACGAAAAAATGCATAAAGAGGATAATCAAATGAAAATAATGGAAGTCCAAAATGAGAATATAATTGAACAGCAATATATCGATGAGCAAAAAAGGTCAAACAGTACAGATGAAAGATTAAGAGCAATAGAATTACAAATGAAATCTTTATTGGGAAAGGCTGACCTTCAAATTAAAGGAGCTAAAGGTAATTCCCAGCATGGTATGAGATCACCAGAACATATATCAGACCGTTAATTTGATTTTTGATAATAAATGTCATAGTTTTGTTTAATATAAAAAAATAAAAAAAAGATGAAAGTAATTAGAGGGTTAGTAAAAAGTGCAATGTTTCCAATGAGATTTGGAATTATTGGAGATGAAGGTGGTGTAAGTTCTGAAGGAGGAGCACCACAACAAACAAATGAGGAAATATTAGGTAGTGTATTTGCTGGTAATGATGTAGATATTTCTACTATTCCAGATCCCGAAAAACCTGAAGGATTCCAAGAAGTTGCTGGTAGTGAAAATAGTGATATTATTCCAAACAATCAAGGAGGTGTTAATGATGGGGGGAAACAAGTTTCTGATCAGTTACCAACAAATACTGATAATTGGATGTGGGATGAAATGCAAAAGAGATTAAGCACTACTGAAAATGAATGGAGTATTCCAGAAGAAATAACAACTGGGAAAAAATCTGATGGTACAGACCTTACTCAAGAAGATAGATTTAATATGTTTGTAGAAAACATTACAAAAGTTACTTCAGAAGAAAACACGGATTCGTTTCTCAAAGCATATAACGCCGCAAAGAAAGACGAGAATTTTAGTATGAATAAATTCTTAGTTGAAGAACAACAAAAACAAGCAATTTTTGCTGCAGATGACGATACTTTTCTACAAGCGTATTTACGTTCTCAAAAAGATGATACTAATAGACAAAAGCATAGCGATAAAGAAATTCAAGATTATATTGCTAAATTAAACTCTATAGAGAAATCTGAAAAGGTTACTCAATTAAAAGGAGAGATTAATTTAGCTCAAGATGCTCGTGTTACAGAACAAGAACAAGCATATAACAAAAAACAAAAAGCCCAATTTGATAGTTGGGAAAATAATAGGTTACAACAAGTTACCGATACAATGCAACGAATGAGTACAATGAATAATATTGCTGGACTTCCTATCACTGAAAGTGACATAATGGAATTTCAAGGAGTATTTGATAAAATGACTCAATTCAATCCAAAGACACAACAATTATACATGGACGATTATTTGCAAAGCAACAACGACAATGTATTTAAAATGCTGTATCTTTTGCACAAAGCTGATAAAGGCGAAGTGGCTAAACATATTTCTAATGTTAAACAAACTACTAAGGATGATATTCTTAATAAGACTGGCATAAAGCCGAATATCCAAGGTAGTTCTGGACAATATAAAGGAGAAGTTGCCCCAGACTCTAAAGCATTTCATTAATAGAGAAAAGAGAATAGAAATTAGATTTTACAAAAAAATTAAAAAATTATTACAATGAGGTATACACCAGGTTATAATCCGACAATGGCGAATGAGTCAATAAGTTCTTATCACTTAGTTCGTCATGCAATCAACGATCCAGATGTTCTTCCAACAATTTTCTCTCTTTATCAAGATGAGGAAACACCATTATCTTCTATCCTTAATCAAAAAGGAATGAAGACTAAAGGTTTATATGAAGGTATGAATAGTGGAAAATATCGAACAGTTGGTTCAAATCATATCCAATATGCTATCGAAGCAAGTGATGTGCGTAAATTACATTTTAAATCAAACTCTACTGGAGTTACATTTGAAAGTTCTATCTACCCAACAGAGCCAGGTAAAAATCAATCAGCATTTTATATCTATGCAGATAGTAATTGGGCTGGTTCTAAGGAAGTATTAGAGTTGAATGATAATAATACTCAACTTTATGTTTATGACGTTCAACCACCTCAAGAAGTTGAGCCAGGAGTATGGCGTTATGAAGTGAAAATAATTACGAGTGTTGTAGGTGATTTCTGTAATCCTGCTTTATTAACAGAAAATAGTGAATTTATGCCAGTGCAAACTGCATACGAACATGATTTTTCTGAAACAGGTATTGAGAAATATACTTTTCCAACTTGGGGCCATGCTTATTTAACTCTTCAACGTGTTAAATATTCTTATTCTGGAACAGCGCAAGCTATGAAAGAAGGTAAAAAATGGGCAATCCATAATGGTGCTCGTGGTTTCTTAACATATGCAGAAGATACAATGATGAAACGTGCTGCTCAATATAACGAGTTTAACATGATCTTTGGTAAACAATCTGTTTCTGAAAATGGCGAAGTTTTACTTCACGACAAAACAGGACGTGAAATCATGACTGGTTCAGGTATTATGAATCAAGGTGATGGTGCTTACGAATATCCATACAATAAATGGTCTAAAAAATTCTTAAAATCTTTAATGAAAGATGTAGACTTACGTGTTGGTGCTGATGGCGTAACAGAATGTGTTCTTATCGGTGGTCAAGAAGCTACAGCTGGTTTCTCAGAAGTTATGCGTGATTATGGTATTACACAAAATAATAACATCGTAGGTGAAGGAGCAGCAAAAGGTATTAATGATACTTACGCTTACTATGAGTTTGATGGTGTACGTATCATTACAAAACGTTGGAGATATTTAGATGGTCCACGTCGTGCTACTAAAAATCTATCTGATGGTACATCAAAATCATCTTGGGATGGATTTATTGTTCCTCTTGGTCAAACATCTGGTGGAGACAATCAGGTAGAACTTGTTCAATTACGTAAACCTAAAACTGGTACCGTTAGTGGTATTAATGAAGGTGGCGATGGAATGGCAACTTCTGTAGATGGTAGCTCTGTTCACATGTTATTCCAATGTGGAGTAATTTCTCGTGCTAAAATCACAAGAATTTTCAGACCTTATAATTCATAATTTAAAAAAGATAAAAGAAATGAGAACTAAGAAAGTTAGAATAGTATCAGTAGATAAAAGATACATGAAAGAAGCCTATCCATTCATCCCTATTTTTGATGATAGAATGGGTGCCTATATTACTGGTCAGCATATCGACCCAAATGATCCAAGTACAAGAGAAAATCTTACTCGTTTAGAAATGGAAAATCCTTCTACGATTTCTATGGAAAAACGAAAAAGATTTCCTCATATAATTATTGCAGAAGAACGTATGCCTTTAATGCACCTTCGAAGTTTTAATTTATCTGTAGACGAAACAGGAAATTATATAAACCAAAAAGATGCTGCAGAGTTCAACTTTTTCGCATTGCATAAATATATGATAGCTCCAAGCAAAGATCAAGTAAAAGAAGGTACTCATTATTTCTATATTGAAAATTTGGAAGCAGAAGCGGAATTCAGATTGTCAAAAAAGAAATTACGTTACGAAGCGGAAAAATTTATTCGTGAGAAAGCAAATATGTCTAAATATCGTGATATAGCATTAATGTTAAATTATCATATCAAAGAATTTAGAGCAAACGTAAATGCTCCGGAAAGTATTCTTGAGGATAAGATAGTACAAGCTTGTGAAGAATATCCAGCAGATGTTATTAAATGTTTCAGTGAAGAAGCTGAAAGGGATATTTTTATTCTTAGAGCAGAATATAATGGTCTTATTGTTCGTAAGGGAGATTCTTTCTTTGATGGATCCCAGTATCTTGGTGATTCTATAGAGGATATTAAAAAGTTTGTAAAAACAGAAGATGGTTCTCGCTATGAAAGACGATGGGCTTCACAACTTGCGAAAGTAACTAATGAACCTAAAGCAATTTCAGCAGATAAATCTCGAAAAGAACGATTTGAAAGTTTAGTTGATAAATGTTCAAGATTTATTATTACAGGATTTTTTGATGATGCATTAAACTTCTATCAAGAAGCTTTTACATTAGATCCAGAAAATTCAATTTTAGTAACATTGAAAGAGCAAATTGATAATGGCACTAAAGGAAGTACTATAATATTAGACATTGCTAATGCAGAGACATCGGAAGAGTTATCTGCAGAAGATTTTAAAACATCTCTGATAGAAAAGTATAATTCTAAAAATCGCCAAAGTCTTATTGCTACATGCCGTCAACTTAAATTTGAAGTAGAAGTCTATACAAATCTCGAAGATGAAGGTATTAGAAATCTAATCATTGAATACAAAATAAAGGAAAGTTATGATAAATAATGTTTTAGATATGTACAAGTCCTTATTGGACGGAGTAAAAAAAGATAGCACAGCTATTATTTCTCCAAACCAATTTAATCGTATTATAAATGATTGGGGTCAAGATGAGTGGATTAAAGAGAATGCCCTTGCGGTTGAGTTTAATCAAAAACAAATTGATGACCTTGATAAGTTACGATGCGTTACTGATGGTTTATTCCAATGGGATAACAATGGTACATTGATAACATTATTTCCTTTAGCTCCAGTATCAACCAATGATAAAAATTTCATTATCCCTAAGTATGTTCAAATAAATATAAACAATAGGAAAGATAACGGTACAGTTGAAACTCAAGATTATCCACAATACTTGCGTATGCTTAATGTTAGTTTTAAGTTAACATATGGTGCTAATCAAGAATGTAAACTTACCGGAACTTCCGATTGGTTACCTGCATCAATTATGCGGTCAGATAAACGTTCAGTTGTCTTTGATAATCCTTTTAGATTACCAAAAGATTCACGACTATATTACGAGTTAATAAATGGAACTGTACGTTTAATCACAAGCAATGCTTCTACTTCTGTAGGATATGCTTTAAGACTTGAATTTTTGAGATATCCAGTATCTATTTTCTTTGATCCTGATAGAGCAACAGCAAATGATGTAAATTGTGAAGTCGGACCCCAACAACAAAAAGAAATAGTTGATATCGCAGTACGAACATATCTTGAAAGAGTAAGAGATCCAAGATACCAGAGTTTCTTAAATGAAGAGGCTATTAAATCTTATAGTAAATAAAAAATTTAAAAATATTATATTATGCAAAATTTAACGTATCAAAAAGTACAATTCCTATTCTCAGCAATAGGACCTGCTCAGATAGCAACTTATACCGATAAAGATGGTGTAAAAAAGTTAATCTTGAAAGAAAAAGGACTTGAGTTAATCGGAGGTGCTTCGGCATCTTATGGAAAAGCGTATACAGATGATTACATGAAAAAAGCTGTATTATTAACTCAAACTAAAAATGCTCCGGCTGAAACATCTAATGTTCAATTTGGCTTCCGTGTAGTTTCAAAATACCGAACTCCGGCTTATATTGACAATAGTGAATTTTGGCCTCATGGAAAATGGTATGGAGGTATTTATCCTAACTTAAGCACTTTTACAGATGCTCAAGTTGTAGGTATGGATAATGCTATCATCGATATGATTACAGCTGATGCTGGGTTCTCAAATAATCCTACTACTCCAGGTGGAGCAGTTGTTCGAATTCGTCGTGCATATACAGTTGTTGATACTGATAATAGCGATGCTTCTGGATTTACTGTTACATGGCCGGATGGGACAACAACAGTAATTGCTACGGCAGCTACTTTTGCTGATGGTCAATTAGGAACTCAAATAATGGCAAATGCTACTGTAGCTTATGGTAGTACAGTAAAGGCATTACTTGAAGTTTATCAAATTGCAGTTGATACTTATGTAATTACATCTCGTAATCCGGGATTAAAATTCTCATTAGGTACAGCAGTTGATTCTATTATTAGTGTTCCAGGTTTATTACTTGACAGTAAATATGATGATATCAATTTCGATCTTCAATTTGACACTTATGAATGGGCAGCTCAAGGTTTAAACTTGACTAAACTTTCTCAAAGTAGTTTCACAACAGCTCTTAATGCTCACATATCAGTAGATGGAACGGTAACAGAAGTTATTGCTGCAACAAATCAAGCAACTCAATTAGCTGCAATATCAGCTATTACAGGTATTACAGCTTTAAATGATAGTACTTTAGGATTCACTATTGCATCTGCATTAACTGTCGATACAATGATGGTGAATTTCCCAGTATTAAATTTAGCTGGAACTGACCCTCTTACTGCAACAACTGCGGCTATAACTTATGAAGCAACTTCAAATGGAAGATTCTCTTCATTAAATGCAGATGATGTTCAACGTATATTTGCGGAAGCTGACCATGCTGGTTATCTTCGTACAGCAATACGTGGGAATTTCCCTACTGTTGCGGGTATTTCGTATACTAAATTCTTGATTTCAGGAATTAACACAGTTGGAGCCATTCATGGTGCAAGCCATTTAAATTCTTCTAAGGTAACAATTGAAATCTTTGTTCCAACGTCAGCATGTCGCGGAAACTTATGGGATGCAACAGATAATGCTTCTGGTAATGATGTATGTTCGGGTACTGCCGATATGACAATTGAAGAATTGTTGACCTATTGGGCATCGTAATTATTAACTTACTAAAAGGGGGAGGATTTCGGTTCTCCCCTTTCTTAGTTTAAATAAGAATGTAATGAATAAGACGTACAAAGAAATAGCATATTCCATACTTGAAAGTCTATATGGACACAATATTATTGATGATTATAATATTTCAATTGATTTTATTAAAGCTAAAATTAATGATGTAAATATTCGATTACAAGAAGAAGTATTTAAACAACATGATTCTTTAGAAGCTTTCTATCAAAAACAATGTTGTATCGAAGTGGTATGCGAAAAAACAAGCTGTGTTATCGAAGGAGAAATGGTTTCTTCAGGAGATGTAGTTTGGTATTCCGAAATTCCCTCATTAAATCCAAAAATAGGATGGAAAAATATATCTTATTTAGGGAAAAGCGATATGCTTAAAGGTTTTAAAAGAGTTACATTTTCTGGATTTATGTCAGGAGCACAACTTGATTGGACACGAGGACCAATATTTACAATAGTTGGGAATAAAATTTATTTTCGTGATTTACCTACAACCGGAACAAGAATGCTTTGCATGGTAGCAATACTTGCAAATCCTATTTTAGCTTGTAATTTTAACGAAGATCAACCATATCCAACACCGGATGCGTATAAACTCGAATTATTAGTCAAAAAGGATATATTATCAACATTCCCTGCAATGCCTACAGACGAGATACAAGATTCAAGAGATAATGTTGGAGCAACTCAAGGCAAAACAGGCGAAGTAAACTCGCCAAAAAATGGATAAAATTACAATGTGTGCGCGTATTTCTCTTCAAGGAGATGATGATACGTTTAAGAATTTTATTACACAACTACAATATGAATATACTGATAAAGAATATCGTATGATTACAGAGCACTTTGCCGATAAAGAAGATTTGGGCAAGGTGTGTTTTCATTATAAAGTGTTACGAGATAATGTGACATTTTGGGTTCCTGGATTATATTGTGTAGAATACAATGGAGAGATAGGAATCTATAATAAAAAAGGTCGGTTCGATAATGTAGAAGTTACAGACGATCTATTAATCAAAAAAGGAGAACTGGAGAGAAGAAAATTCTCAAATGAAGATGCCGCTCCTGATTTCGCAAAACTTACAGAACTTATGCTTGGTAGACGAATAGATAACAGATATGTTGCTGATGTCGATCCAAAACTAATTAGACTTCGATTAGATGCAAATGAATGCAATACTGGAATATTATGAAACATGCATATACCATATCAGATACCTTAAATTTAAAAGATCCAATTTTTGATAAAAGAAATCTATTATCATACAAGGAGCTTTTGTCTTCTGAAGTAAAAGGATATATGCCTAAACGTTCTTATGAAGAAAGAAGTAATATGTTAGCAAAGAAAATTATAAATGCTTTATGGGAATGTATAATGGAAGATTTGCTGGAGAATGATGTTACAATTATATTGTCTACCATTCCATTAATCGAATTTAAAATAAGTTTCCTTAGAAATTTTAATTCAAGTAAATATTTTTACCGAGAGAAAACGAAAGGTAAATTTTATAAATTAATTGTAATATTAGGACGAAAAATTAGTGATAGTTTAAATGCCTATTACTTCGCATCGTCAAGAGATAGATTAAAGAAAGAAATTGTTTCACGCATAGATCAAGGTTACACTTGGTCTTAATAGTTTAAGATATGCAATCAAATCAAAAATACGTAACAGCTGAATCGATTATGGCTCGATTAGCGATGAAGATAAGAAGAAAAGATTTTACTATAGATGAAATAGTTCAATGGTGTGCTGAGTGTACAATAGAAATAATAAATGCACCTTTAGCAATGTATAATTATACTAAAGTGAAACTCATAGTGCAAAATCATAAAGCATTATTACCATGTAATGTTTATCGTCTATTGGATGTTTTTAATTATGGTAATCATCGAATAAAACAATATTATAATGATGGTACCCATATTAATTTTGGATTTAGTCAAGTTTACGATAATGATACCGATGGGAATCAAGTAATATATATTAATTTTCTTGGTATTGCTGTTGATACAAAAACAGGATATCCTTTTATATTAAGAGGACACGAACTTGCATGTGAAGCATATTGTACAAAGCAATTGTATCGTGAAGATTTCTTTCAAGGCAAAATTAATCAAGCAGTATGGAGAGAAATAACAGATGAAAGTAGTCTTCAATGTGCTGCAGCGAATAATGGTATTAGACATCATTCAAATGATGATATGCGACAAATGTTATTGCAAGTACATAACATGATACCAAGAATGAAAGAAATTCCAATGTTCCACTTAGATGGTATAGAATAATAATATTATGCAAAATATAAACGTATTTCATAAAGGCATTAATAGCGACCTTGATTACTCTAAGAGAGATGGTCAGGTATGGGATTTCCCTACATTAAATGCGAGACTTATAAATCATAAAGGTCAAGGATATATCATTACCAATATGAATGGTAATGATTTTGATGTTTCTAAGGCAAATGATACAGTTGGTATTGAATTGCCTTTGGGATTTGTTCCTTTAGGAGCATGTCAATTAAATGGGATTGCATATATAGTTTCACTAAACGAAGTTACTGGCGAAGGTGAAATAGGTTGCTTCCCAAGTCCAGCAGTTATAGCTAATATTAATTACACAACTCCAAGTGTAACATTAATGGACTCGGTTAGTGGGTTTAATCGAAGATATAGACCTCTTGTTAATTTCAATAATGAAAATGGAAGACATCCATTCAGAACTACTGAATTTAAATTTGACGTAACAAAGTTAATTGATATGTTCGCTGTTACATCATTCGATCGTTCTGTTGACATTTATATGGCAGATGGTAAAAATCTAAATAGAATTATTAATAGTGGTTTTAATGACATCGGAGAACTTACAATTGGAGGACGTTTTTATACAGATAATAGTTTCCCATTTATAGTATCTCATGTTCCATTAGTAAATTCTATTCCTCAAAAAGAAACACTTATCATTGAAAAAGGTGGAATATTAAAATCAGGAAATTATTATATTCATTTAAGATATGTAACAGAAAGTTTTAACCGGACACATTTTCTTAATGAAGTTGGTCCAATATCAATATTTGCTGGTATATCAGGAGATAAATATTCTGTTGAGGGCGTTAAAGGAGATGGTGGAGATAGTGGTGTCGAGAATGAAACTGATAAACGAATACGATTAACTTTATCAAATCTTGACCAAGAATACAAATATCTTGAAATTGGAATAACAAGACATTGGAGTGATGATGCTGGTGTAATAGTTGATGATGTTTATACTATTGATAAATTAATTGAGATTACAAATACTTCAGAAACAATTATTCTTGATGGTTATGAAACATTATTATCATTAACTCATGCAGAATTAATTGCTCCAGCACAAAAAGATTTAATTGCTGAAAGTCATACGATTGTTGATAATAGATATTTTGGTGTGAATTGGAAAAGATATGGAGTACATAATAATCATCTATATGAACATGCAAGGCGTATTGTTCCAGGATTTAATGATTCGCATAAAATAGCTCTTGATACTGGATATAAAAGTTATGAAAATATTATTGACTATGTAGGATTTTTTAGATTTGAAATATATCCTACTGGAGTTGTATATGTATTTAAAGGAGGAATTGAAAGTGATACTTATCCAACTGCAGGAATTGATGATATTAACAATCTACATCTTGTGATAGAAGATGGCATTTATCGTTTCCCTTCTCATGCATTAAGTCCAACATATAATAATGCTCAACTAAATATTTTAGGATTAACATTTGATACCACTTCAACTAATAATAATAAAGGTCAATCTGCAAATGATTATTATACAGAAAATGAGTCATGGTTTCAAGAAAATATAATTGGGTTTTATTTTGTTCGTGGAGATAGATTTAAAAATATGTTATATCAAGGAGTAGCAATGTATGGTACTCGTTCATATAGAATGAAAACTTCGGGTGCTCGTGTTGGAGATTTTAAAGGCATTCTTGAACAATATGATGAATCTGCTACAATGTTTAATGGAGGTATTAATGGAGATAATCCAGTTGGTTCTGTTCCTCATGGATGTTCAAGTATTGAATATGATATAGGTACTTCTGATTACGATTATTATGATAAAGGACGGCTTGATATATTAGGAAAACCTGATAGAATAGGAGTATTTAGAAGAACAGTAAATAATTGGGCTGTATGGTTAGGTCAAGCACATAAAAAACATGTTGAAGATCAATCAGCAAGTTCGTATTGGGGAGCAAATAGAACAAATAGTGTTGGTGGAACAGAACATGGTGGTAAAGATGACACGATGACTGGTAAAGGTGATGCTAATGAATGTCATTATAATGATCATTGGATGGAAGATAATGAAGAACAAGGATTAATTATGCCAATATGGAAAGGATTTTTTCCTTGTTGTAATATTTTAAATAAGAATTCCGAAGAAAGAAAAACTGCAAAAAACTTTATGGGTCGTGCATATTATGTAGAAAAGAAATATGCTTTGATTTGTCCTGATTATATTTTTAATAGATTTGCTATTGCGCCAGAAGGTTCTGTTATAAGAAAACTTGCTACTTTTAAATATAATGAGAATGATGATGGTTATGGATTAAGTCAAATTTATGGTGGAAGTAATGATAAAGATACTTATCCATGGTGGTGGTTTGCGGATATTTCAGGATATACATATTATGACACTCCTACATTAATTGAAGATGCAAAATTTACTGATGTACCGAAATATACAAAACCTACTTCAGCTAAAGATGGTTTTGTATCTGAATATACCGATCCTGGATTTGAAGATAATCAGATATATGGGTTTTCTAATCAGTCGAATTGTATGTGGTGGTGGTATAAAGATGAAGGCAGAAGTCAAGGTGGAGGAAATAGAAGTATGTCAACATGTAAATATATTGGTATAACTCTTAATGAACATATAGATGACGTTAATCATAGTCTATGTAGTATGTTTCAAATTGATCCTTTAACATTAAGTGAGAATGACTTAATAAATTATTTTGATTTGAAAAATGAACAATATCATAAAATCTCTAATATGATATCACTTGGAGTTTCAACAATAGCGACTATCTTATTTAAAGGAGATTGTTTCCTCCAAAAAACTTATATAAAACAAATGTCTTGGAGAGGAAGTAGTTGGAATATATATCAAAAAGATAATGAGAGACAATGGTCAGGATTAGATAAGGATAGACGAGAAACTTCTGGAGGATTTTTTGGACTTGATGATGAGCAAAAACTTATTAATTTTGGTCACGGAATGGTAATAGCAATTGTTACGGAGAATGAAATTAATGCCGAATTAAGATGCACTTACGAAGAACGAACATTCTATCCTAAATGTGGAGAAGATGGATTAAAATCATTCGCTGTATATTCTCCTGATACAACAGATAAGACCGAAACATTATCAACTAATGCTGGATATAATCAAATGACTTCAATGAAAGTTTATAGAAATTATAATCTTGACCTTCCATTTGTTAATATGCAAAACGAAACAAGAGTTAGATATTCCGATAAATTAATTATTGGTAGTTTTGTTAATACTCTTAGAAATTTGCGAATTGCAGATTTTGAAGATTACGATACGAGTAGAGGAGCAATGTTAAGATGTTTCAACCATTTGAATTATCTTGTTACATATCAAAAAGAAGGAATTAATCTTCATTATGCAAATGAAAGACAAGCAAAAATTGATACTGATCAAGGAAGTATTTTTATGGGTTCTGGTGAACCATTAGCACAACAAGTAAAAGTACTTTCAAATAATGGTATTCAACATAAATGGGCAGTAATAAAAGGAGAGAAAGGGATACTATCTTTAGATTGGAATAAACGAAGTGTTAATTATGTTTCATTAGGAATAGTAGGAACAACAACATCTTTAGTTTGTAGTAATACATCTCAAGAAAAAATGATTTCATCTTATCTATATGAACTTTGCGAGAACTTTAATAAGCTTACTGATATAAAAGCTCCATTACCTGATACGATTATGTCTGGTATCGGAATATCTTCAGGATATGATAGAAAATATGGAGAACTTTATTTATCAATAAGATATGCTGGAGTATCGAAAACATTAGTATACAATGATATGATTGATGCTTTTATTGGCGAAGCAAGTTTTGTATCTCCTTTTTACTTAACTTTGAATAATGATTTTTATTCAGCATTTTGGAATGGAGGAACAACTAATTCAAATAAAATATATAGACATGACATCGATACTAAAATTCAAACATTTTATGGAACAATATATCCTTGGTTATTAACAGTAATAGTAAATGGAGCATCGTCAGAAAATAGTACAGTTAATTATTCTAAACGATTTTCTTCTTTAGAAATAGAATCGGCAGAAATAGGTTTTTCAGAAATACAGTACTCAACATTAAAACAAATAGGATTACATGATACATTTAATATCGATGATGAAAGATTTTGGATTGCTCCTACTTACTTAGAAGGAAAATGGAAATTTCCAATTCAATCTCAAACATCTGGAGATGATTTTTATTCCGGTAATGAGTTTGATAAAGAATCTGATATGAGAGGGGAATGGATGAAAATAGAATTAAGATATACTGGTACTGAAAGACTATTTATAAAATCAATAATAACATATTACGAAATATCTAATTTTTAAAATTATGGCAAAAGTTACAAATAAAGGTGCGGCATTAAATACCACAAGTGGGTTAGCTTCAGGAGCCGCATCTGGAGCCGCAATTGGTTCATTATTTGCTCCAGGAATAGGAACAGCAATTGGAGCAGCTGGTGGAGCATTAATTGGTGGAACAGCCGGGTTCCTTGCTGGAAGAAAAAATGCAGAACGAAATGTTCAGTCGTTACGTATAGGACCAGGATTTGAAGATGCTGGATATTATACTCAAGATTTAAGTAAAGACTATAGTTTCCAAAATAAAATAATAGGTGGAGATCCAACAACTGGGGCTAAAATAGGTCAAGGAATGGATGCTGGATTAAAAGTAGCAGGTTCATTAGCAGGAACAGTTGGAGGAGTATCTGGAACAACTCCGAACATAACTACACCATCAATAACTCAACCTCAAGGAGTAGATTTAAAAGCATTGTTAAATGAAGATGTATTTATGAATCAACAAAATCCAACAGATAATAATGAGCAGAATAATATCTTTAAAGGACCCGATTTAGAAATCCAATCACAAGATTATTGGAAGAATTATTTGCAGAAAGGCAAAACGTCTTTAACTAAAAATCCTTATTCAACAACAGTGTAATCTATGATATTATGAGAGATAATAATAAATTACGTAGAGATTATATACGAGAACGATCTTCAGCAAATACCACTGAAGATTTTTCTGTAGATAAGAAAGTCGAAAATGACAAATCTATTCTTGAATTAGAAAAGAAAAGGAAAAAACATATAACTACTCTTGTTGATAATGAAAAGTTATCTTGGGAGGATGCATCTAAAAAATCATTAGAAATAATGCCAGATGCTCAATTAGAATCTACTATATTTGAAAATCAAGAAGAAGATGATAGTATTGAAGATGAACTTGATGATAATCAAATTCAAGAATTACGAGATAAAGGATATAAGGTATCTGAGATTAATTAAATAAAAATTGTATAATGAAAAAGAAAGTTAGAATATTTAATCGAGCATTAACAGCTGATCCTATTAATGAAACTGCAACAGTTATCGATACTAAATTTAAAAGTCCATTTGAACAAGTTATTGAAGATAAATTCAATATTAAATCATCATTACCAAAACAAAATATTGCTGCAATAGATAATAACACACAAGGAGTAAATGATAAATTTGATTATCTATTTAAACAACCAATAAAAGATAATTTGTCTAATATGGAAATTATGCAACCAGATATAGCAAATCTTGCAAAAGCAAATCCACCTATTATAGAACAATCTACAATTTCTGATAATACTTGGAAACCTGAAAACTTTGCTGGGATGTTAAATTTAGGAAAAGAAATAACTACTAATCCAAATTTTCAAACTCCATATGAACAAATTGCTCAGAATAAAATTGAAAATGGAACTATTCAAGTACCACCAACTAATCCACAAAATAATATCGCATCTAATACTTTAAATACAGTTACGACCCAACAACAACCAAATTCTGAACTTGAGAAATCAAATCAGAAACCAGAAGGAGTAGATAATGAAACATGGGCATTATATCAAGAGATGAGTGGTATATCTAAACAGCAAACTACATTAGATGCATTACGTGGATTAGAATATTTATCAAATGCAATAGCTGCTCAAAATCAACCGAGAAGTAGAGGATTTGAGGCTCCCGTATTATCTTACACTCCGACACCATCGTCACGAGATAGAGATTTATCTGAATTAAGAAGACAAGCAAGTTCAGAAGAAGCTAAGGTAATTAATACTTTGCAAGAATCCGGAATGGTTGACAACATTACAGCTGCTATGGCAGATGTAATGGGAAGAACTCAATTAGGTAAATATCAAATTGGAACAAATGAATTAAATCGTCAAGGTGCTGAAGCACAAAGAAGAGATGCTTATGCTAATGCTCAAAGTGAAGCAACTACTAATATCCAAAATAAGAATATCGAAAAGGTTATGGGAGAGAATGCTGCTCTTGGTGCCGAATATACTGGCAATATGGAAAACTTCTTTAGAACTGCAACGGATATCAATAGACAACGAACAGAACGTTCTATGATTAAAAATCTCGCTCTTGGTCCAAATGCTCGAGAAGATTTACGAGGAAAATTTAAAGCTGATTATGGTTTTGCACAACGAAGCAAACAAAAAAATACGTCTATAGAAAATAATTCATATTAAAATATAAGGATATGCCAATATTTGGAAGACAACGAGGTGGGCAGATGTTATTCACCCAACCACAACTAAGAGAAGATACAAAATATTCTCAAGCTTCTTACATGGGGCTATTAAGTAATCAACGAAAACCATCAGGTTATATGTATGATGATGTTGAACCATTGAAAGCGAACAGTCTTCAAGGTATTAATAATGACATAGCAATGGAATCAAATCGTATTGCATCAACTGCTGATCATTATGCTGGACAAATGAGTAAAATTGTTAATGATGCCGGTGGCCAAACTCGAATGAATGAACAACAAATGGCAGAATTTAATGCTTATGGCAATAGAATGGCAGAACTTCAACGAAGAAAATTAAGTCTCGAATCTACGATAAGCGAAGGAGATGCATATTTAACTGAATGGATTAAAGAACAAGATGATTCGAAAAAAGTTAAAGATGATGTTTCTGTTAGTTCTGCTCCTAAGAGTGACATCTATGTTCCAGATACAATGCAATATAAAGATATTAATAATAATATTGCTGTATCTCCTATCAATGTGGCAACAAAACTTAAAAAGAAAAAGTATGAGGCGCGTTTGACTTATGATGAGAAAGAACAATCATATGCACTTAATCCTTATGAAGCTGGAGATAATTATGATTATACTGGTTCATATCAAAAACATATGACTGACTTATTTGCTTCTGCTGATAATCAATATTCTAATAGTTATACAAACTTAGATGTTGATAAAGTTTATTCGGTAGATCCAAAAACAAATTCTATTAATGTTACTGGAAACGGAGTAATGCTTGCAGCTTTCTTGAAAAATTCGCAGTATGCAACAGATGCTCGTGCCATAGCAGCTGTAAAAGATAAATTATTTTCAATGTTAAAACAAGATAATAATGCGATGAAAGATTTAGGTGTTCAAGTTGCAGAACAATTATATTCTGATTATGCTAATCTTTATACAAAAACAAGAGAAGCTACTTCAGAAGATATTGCAGATGGACGTAATGTCTTTTATCCAAAAGATAAAAATGGTAAAACTACTCCAACTGTTGCTGCAAATGAAGATGAAGAAAAAGTAGTAATGAAGATGTTAAATGAAGGTAGTGAAAATTTAGATATGAATGATTTAAATGTATATAGTAGATTACAAGAGAATTTTGTATTTAAAAATGCTCAAGCACTTGAAGGCATTTATGAATCTGATAAATTAGATGTATCATATCAAAAATTATCATTAGCTGACCTCGGTGGTTCTGGAGGAGATAATTTTATTGATTTATCTAATATGAGAACAAACCTTAATTCGCCACAATATATAGAAGCCATTTCTGATGCTGAGGGAACAACACAAACAGAAAATGTTCAATCTTATGATGATGATGGGAATCCAATAAATTTTGCGGCACCTGTTCCTGTTATAAACTATACTGGAACTATGCAAAATATTATTAAAGAAGATAATGAAGTAGGCGTTGCATCGAAATTATCAAAATTAGAAAGCGGAGTTGATCAAGATCCCAATACATTTGGAGGAATTCAGCCTGAGGAATATGCTGCGATTTTAGCAGGATTACCTACGTATAATGATTTAAGTGCAACAGATAATGAACTTATTTCAATAAATGGAACGATTATAAATTTTGCAGATGCAGGTGCTCCAGTATATTTATTCAAACGTAATGCAAAGGATGTATGGAGACCATCTATGAGAATCGCGAATAACCATTTACAGAATTTTAATATGAAGGAAGGGGATAAGACTAGACTTCAAACGGCAAGTGTTTCTGTTGTAATGACTGATACTCAAGCAAAGAAATTAGTATTTGGAAAACAAAGCGTACCAAATAAACCAGAAACTAAATCTTTTGTATATAAACCTTCAGATTGGGAAGTTATTATAGATAATAAGGTTGCCTTTAATAATCCTAATGAATACCTTGCAAATAAGACCAAATATAATGATGATGAACTAACAAGACAGTTAACTCTTTCTCAAGAACTTCAATCAAAAGATCCTAATGTAGTAGCTGCAGCGAAAATAAAAGCAAAGACACAACTTGGAGAATTTAATAAATATGCAAATAATACGAATGTTTATATCCGGAATAAAAATACTGGTGCAACTGTTCCTGTAGATAAATCAATTAATGATAAAACATCACCGTGGATTGAAGATTCTGTTTATTCTGCAGAAGTAACAACATGGCATAATAAAGATTTAACATTTGATGGAATGTCACCACAAGAAAAAGCAGATTTTGGATTAAAGAAAATTACTGAGGTTGATACTTACGGTCGAAATATAGACCTTTGGACAATTGAAGGATATATGCCTATGGGTTCTGTTGGTACTGGTGACCCAAAAGATGCTGGCAATAAATTTATGGGAAACAGATTAAAAGGAGCTTTAGCTGCTGGAGATGTCGCTGCACAAGAAAGACAAGATGAAGCTATAAGAAAAGCTAATCTTGCGAAAAACTTTGAAATTAAGAAATAAGAATTATAACCATTAGAAATTATAGTCATGCCAAAAGAAACTCAAAATCAAGTTAGTCCTTCAACCGGACAACCACAAAATACTGAAGAACAAAGTCCACGAAAATTGGACTTATTCTCTGCAATGATGGACTCAGGATATACTCCTGATCAAATATTACAATCTGTTCCCGATGGATTTGATCTTAGTCTTGGTTCTGCTGAATCATATAAAGATAAATATGGAGATAAGTTTAAAACAGAAGAAGAGTTCAATGATTTCCATACATTAGCTGGAGAAGCTGTAAATGTTTATAATAATAATAAAGCAAGTTATGGGAACTTTGCTTTAAGTGGTGCTGAAACTCACGGTGTAGGAATAGGCAGAAGTGATTTTGGGAAGTCTGGGAATAAAATAGTTTATAAAGAAACCGATCCTGTATTTGAATCTTTTATTAGTGCAAAAACTGGTAAATATGAATCATACTTCTCACGACCCGAACAAGCTACTTTAAGAAACTTTTATGTTGATGAAACTCTCCAATCTACAACGGGTGATAAAATCGTTCCAACATCACCTACATATGCAGAGAGACAATCAAAAAACTTTCTATTAAAAACAGATTCAGAAGGAAAACCATATTGGGCTTTATCTGATGCATCCAATCCATCATATGAATATCAGAAAGCAAATGCTTGGGGAGATCCTGAGAAATATGCAAATGGTATCATGGATAGAGCTATAGATGCAATTGGAGGATTTGCAACATCGGCAGCAGTTGAGACGGTCCAATTAATTCCTCAATTAATGATTATGGGTGCAGATGTACTTGGTCGAGAAGATACATCAAAAGATGAATTAGAACAACAACGGAAAGCAAGTGGATATGATAAGTTAACAAGTTTCGTAAATACATTAGAGAGATATAAATATGTACCATCAGAAGAAGTTCAGAATGGAAGTGTATTTGATATGGGTGCAAGTACTCTTTATAGTTTTGGTCAAGGATTAGGTTATTTATTACCTCAACGTTGGGCAGCATCTGGAGCATCAGCATTAACTAAGGGCTTATCTCAGACAACATATAAAGGTGTTCGTCAAGCAATGTACAAGGGTATCTTTAAAAAAGCATTAGATGGTGCAGTTGGCGAAGCTATAGCTAAGAAATTTGTAGGCTCTGAGGTTCGTTCGATTCAACAAGTCGCAGCAATGAGAACCGCAATGTTATTTGGGGCAATACAACCTACTGGAGATATATATCGTCAAGCAAGAGCAAATGGTCTTGATCCGCAAGATGCAGCAGCAATAGGATTATTTGCTACCTTACCAGTATATTTAACAGAAAAAATATTTGATGTTGATTGGTTAACGAAAGGATTATATAAGCCTGTAGATAAAGTATGGACTAAAGCAATGGAAGATACTTTTGAAAATTATCAAAAAACAGGAATGATAAACCAATTAAAAAATGAAATTGGTCAAATGAAGTTCGTAAATAAGGTATTTAATAAATTTCAAAAAGGGATAAGTAAAGCAGGAAAATTAGGAGAGATTACAAAAAAAGGATGGAATGCGTTACCGGAAGTTGCTCGTATTCCTAAAGGAATAGTTGAGGGTGGTTCTAAAGAGTTTGCTCAAGAATACTCCGAAGAGATGTTAAATGCGTTTACAGAAATAGCTTATGATAATATAATTGCATCAGATAAACAACCTGGACAAGGTGCCTTTGGAACGACTTGGGAACAAACTAAAGAGAGGGCATTAACTGGTGGATTTATGGGAATGCTTGTAGGTGGTGCTACTGGAGTTTTTATTAATGGTCATGAAGATATATCTAAAGATAGAGAACAAACAGTATTTTCAGTTATAGCCGAAGGAGCTGCAAAAGGTGGAGACAAAGGAGCAATGGATGCTTATGAAAGTTTGAGAAATCGGACAATGGATGCTTATACTAATGGAGAATTTAGTGATCAATATCTCGACCCTCAAGGCAATCCAATAGATGTCAATGCTCCTGATAATGGATTTAAAGCAGAAATTGAAGTTCCAGGATTAAAAGATGGTATGGTTCGGACTATGGCTGATTTGAATTATTATTCAATGATGATGCAACTTGAAGAGGGATTAAAATTATATAAAGAAGCTGGATTTAATGATCCTGATTTAATTAATGCCGTAGGTCAATCTGATGAATTCATGGTAGAGACTATGAAAAATGTTAAAAGTCAGAATGAAGTAAAATCAAAAATTTCAACAAGTGAAGAAAAACTTCTTGGATTAAAAGATACAGATGCAGAATATACTGCTACTCAAAAAGAGATTGAATTATCTCAAAAAGAATTAACTACATTAAAAGAAGATTATAATGCTCTGACTAAACCAGAAGAAGGAACTAAATATTCTAAACGTGTTAATGATAAAGTTAAAGCTGTACGTGTTCGTTCTCAAGCTGCAAGAGATGTTACAAATAAATATTTTCAAGATAAAAAAGGTATTTCTGTAGATAAGAAATTTGAAGAGACAGAAGAATATCGAAAACAATATATAAAGAATATGCGATTAATGGAAGACCACTATGCGGCTTCTAAACATATTGATAATATATTTAATGAACATCTTGATGAGATAAAAAAAGAAAATGAAATAAAACAATCTGAGAGAGATACATCTATAGAAGATATCAATAAACTCATAGAAACTTTTACGGGTAAAAATATTACTACTGATAATTTCAAATCAGAAGTAACTAAAATGACTAATGACTTAAATAAAATTACTTCAGGTAATCTTGATTTTGAGTTGGCTCCAGAAATTAAACAAAGTTATCAGTCAGCTGTAGAAAGTGTTAATAAAAGAATGTCTGATACATATCATGAAGCAAGTAAGAAATTTGGACTTGAAGATGAATCATTTCAAGATATAGAATCAGCAAGAGAAAGTTTCAGAGATCAATCTAAAAGTTTAACCGATAAAATAAATAATCCATTAGATCAAGGTGTTTATTCTATTGGAGATGATATAACAGCAACATCAGAAACTAATAAGGATACACGTGTTGAAGGTGTTATTATGGGAGTATCAGAAGATTCAAATTTTAAATCTCCTGAAGGTATAAAATACAAAGTTAAACTCACTAATGGAGAAGAAACGATTTTAGGGAGTAATGATTT